GAACATAAGACATACGCGTTCTTATCAAGACGTTTCGCAAAGTTCGTTGCGTAGATACACATCGACTGTTTACCCATTGCCGATTGATAGGTGTTTCGAGGTGACTGATTGTGATCGGATAATGGAATGGTTCCAGCCATATGTCCGACAAGCATGGATGGATGAATTTCATAATGTGAATGTGTTGTGACTTCACTCTTAGTCAGTGCAATACGAAGGGTTTCAGTTTCGGATGCGTCAATGTATTCAACACAGCATCGAAGCCATGCGTTCCAGTCTTTACGTGCTTCGCCAACAGGTTCTGAAGCGCCGACTCTAAACACAGGTCGAACTGCACGTCCTCCATCGGTTTCAATAAGAATACTGTTCATTAACGTGTACCATGCAATAGACGTATGTGGATGAAGACGTAGTGTCTGCTTAGCGTTTCGCATTGACTGTACGATTGTGAGCGGATCGTTTGTATAGGCTACTAGAACACCATTGACTGTAATGGATGTGCCTTCATAGACTTTAGGCGTTGTGATCCATTGTACGGTTAGATCCGAGAGGAAGTGAAGGATCGTTGACGAAGGTACGTGTTGAGAGATGGAAGTGAGAAGTGACATCGTCTTCACAATACCTACTGAATGACCTTCTGGAGTTTCAACGGGACACATGAATCCCCACGAGGTACCGTGAAGTTTACGAGGTGCTAATAACTTACCCGATTTCTCAACGGGAGTCTGAATACGTCGTAAATGACTGAGTGTTGCAGCATACGACATTCGAGCGAGAACTTGTGAAACACCGACTTTGGTCGCATTGGATAAGGAGGTTGAACTGTTGGTTCCCATTCCTTGAACTGTAAAGTTACCTGTCGCAAGCGCTTGTTTCATCTTCCCTTCGATCGTAGATACTTTGAGAATCTTGTAGAGGTTGTTGATATTGAGAATCTCAAGTGGTTGTCCTGATTTCTTCCATCCGTCGTTATTGACTTCCTGTACAAACTCATTGCGCGTATCATTACAGACTTTCTGGAAGAGCTGACGAAACAGGTGAGTTAACAGAGCACCTGTAGTCACTACACGCTTGTTCGGATACGCATCTCGATCGTCGAGTGGAATGTGCTTGCAGTATGTGAGAAGTAATCGACGAATCATAGATCCCATTAACATCGTTCGACGAGCATTGAGGATTTCAGGTGTAGTGGTTTCGCCTGCGAATCGAACGTGAGGAAGGAACTCGGTAGTCAGAAGATGTCGTACGTAGGCACACTTGTCTTCTTGATTCGTTCCGTATTGAAGGTGATTTGTCAAGTAACGAACTGCATCGTCTTGTGTAAAGATTCCCATCTCTGAAGTATCACGGAATGAAGCTGCTAAGAGTTCTACATGGGTATCCTTTTCATCTCCCCAGACGATACGGGCTACTGTATGATCATCAATCACACCGAGTGCACGGAAGTAGACCATTAATGGAATGTCTTCGCGGAATCGAGGAACGCATACCACCATTGGATATCCGAATCCATTGAACTTTGAACTTAGGCGAATTTCAAGCTTCTTAGGAGGTGTCGTGAAGGATTCGTGTAGACTTTTGAGTTCGACGGAATACAAGTACTTGGATGAAGTCTTCTTATTCTGAAAGATCATGATACGATTGTCCGCTACCTTCTCTTGACAGAGAATGGTACGTTCAGATCCGTGAACGACAAAGTAGCCTAATGGATCGTGAGAGCATTCACCCATGTCCGTCATCGATGCTGGATAGTCTTTGAGAAGACAGAGGGAAGAGCCTAACATCACTGGAAGTTTACCCATCGAAATACCTTCAAAGACTCGGAATTCTTCGGTAAAGGTGTCGAAGAGTGGAGCTGCATAGGTTCGTGCAACGAATCGAATATCTGCGTACATTTGAGATGCATAGGTAAAGCTGCGTACACGTGCTTCCATTGGTAACATAGGTTTTACGCGTCCAGTTGCTTCTTGAAGGCGAGGTTTGAGATATGTGACGTTCTCAAAGGATAGACGGAATTCATACTTGTACTTCTTAGTGGTTTCATCTTGTTCGTGCCATACAGTGATTGGAGCAGTGGATTGAACAATGAGAGGTAGCTTTGTGCGAATGAAATCTTCAAAGGACTCAATCTGATGATCTACAAGACGACGAACACCCTTTGCGAAATACGCTTGAACAGCTTCCCATTCAGTCATACTGTTAGAATGCCCCGCTTCGTCTGTAAATAACGAGTATCCGTTTTGAGTAAACGAGATGCCCGAAGGAGGAATTCAAATTAATAAGGTCGACCATGTCGAAGCTAAACGGAAAACACAAAAGAATACAAAGACCTTTCCACAGGGAATTTTAAGAAAGTCAAATCGAAAAACTGCGCGAGTCATTGAAGGTGTTAAAGATCCTGCAAAGAGTCCTCCTTTCAAACCAGGTGTTCTTCGCATACTGACTCGAAAAGGTGAACTTCAAAGACGTAAACGCACACAAGGAACTCTCAAAACATTAAGCGATAAACAGGTTCGTGATAAGTTACGCAAATCTAAATTAGAAGTCAGCGACAAAACACCTCGTGAATTAGCTCGAACGATCCTAGAAGGCGGAACAGAAGCTGGAATGATTTCACCGTAAAAGACTAATGACGAGTATATGGGGTCCACTTGGATGGATGACACTACATTCAGCAGCGTCTTTATATCCAGACAAACCTTCCGAATCAGAACGTCAATTGATGACCAAATGGCTCGATATGTTTCGAGATACGATTACATGTCCTACTTGCCAAGGACATTTTGCAGAAATGCTCGCGAATTACCGTGCAACGTATCCTAACATGCTCTATTCACGTCACGAGTTCATGATGTTTACATTCAGAGCTCATAACGAAGTGAATAAACGTTTGAATAAACCTATCTATTCAACTGTACAAGCCTGTTTTGATGTGTTGCGTAAGAATGTTCAGTACAATAAATCAAATACATTCCGATTTACCTACATTAATCACATTACGCGTCATTGGAGGATCTTCCAGGATTCCTCTGGACTTGCAGCTATGAAACGTATTCATGAAATGAAGAAAATTGAGACGAATTACATGAGTCCGCGAAGTAATGAATTTGAAGTAGGGTTATCTGAAGATAACACGTTTATGCAAATTATACGTAGATCCGATGAACCATTGCGTCCTACACTTCAACCTGCAGGGGGTCGGATGGTGATGACGACAAGCGGATTTCGTTTACGCAAGTAAATGGACGCGCTGGATCCCATGGTAACGATATAAGTGGTTCGCTTTCCCATGTGTATCGTTTCATCCAGATAGGTCGCATATCTTTTTCTTCTTCATAGGATTCGTCGATGAATTTAACACGTCGTTTTGCTTTGCGTAATGAAGCACATGGTAAAATGAACTGAAGTTGATGTCCTACATGAAAATGAGGAGTTGGATATTCCCATGTAATCGATGAAGGAGGATCAAAGTCTGATAATGTCTGTAAAAGAGGTGCATCTGAATAAGGATAAAACCAACACCAATCAGGAACTCGCGAAGTTGTAAAGTATTCAAGTGTCCAGAGATAGGTTTTCCAGTATGCATCGCATACAGGTTCCCAATCAATCACGCCATCCATCAATAATCCAACTCGAGCTTCTAATCCTAATCCATCAATAGCTATAATTGATCCATCGTTCGGTTTACGACGTTCAATGAGAATAGAGGTTTCATTCTTGATAGCAGTTTTTTCGTTTAATTTGAGTGCTCGTGTATGTCCGTCTTCACGAAGTGAAAACATTGCGATTGCAGGCATGAAATCATTCCCAAAGTATCGAATACATAGTCGTATGTACTCATCAACTGGAAGTGGTAGAACCTTCGCTAATGCTGACACTGAAAACGCATCATCGTCACGAAGAAGGTAGAGTGTACCGAGTGAATGTTGTGCTAATGCGATCAATACTAAATCTGCATCCAGACCATAAATTGCAACTGTTTTCCTCTCATGAGAATTCAAAGTTCGAAGCCAAAGAAAGATCTTATGTTCCCCTTCACCTGGTTCATCCGTTCCTGAGATTTCTACGTGAGGAAACGCTAGTCGTAATTCATGTACGAGTTCACGCATATAGGGTGTTTCAGGCGATAACTGATTCTTATTGATGTTCTCTGGAGTTTTAAAGCGACGATAGCGTTGTTGTACCATCTTCGCATACGGAACTAACCCGTCGAATGCGAGATAAATCTTCTTAACTTGAATTCGTTCTAAATACGTTCGCAACTCAGAAAGAACACTTCCAATCGGATTGTCTTCTTGAATAGCTTTATGTAAAAAACAGTTGAAGTCCATGCAAAGAACATCGGCTTCAAAGGTTGTGTATCGTTTCTGAATATGTTTATGCTTCCTAAGGAGAGAAGCTACATAAAAGGGAATTCCCATTAGAGTAGTTATGAGGCTGAAGTGAAGACGCTTACCATCCACACCACCAGCGAACTTTAGAGGCTTCTGCGATCACAGATTCGATATTCTTGACCATGATTTTAGGTTGAGTTGACATGAAATGGGTCATGACTTCCTCTACTTTCTTTTCAGCTTCCATGACTTTAGCAGTTGCTTGAAGAGTTACGAGTGCAGTTTCGACAACGTGAGGAAGCATGGTTTGTACGAAGTGCTTTGCAGTTTCCTTCTCTGAATCGGGCATAGGTGATTGTTGAATCACAAAAAGAAGGCTTCCTTGCATCATCGTCAAACGCTCTTGAGGTGAGAGTGTATTAAGTGAATGAAGGTGGGTTGCGAGTTTAATGACGGATGGAACTGGATTCTTCCAATCAATGGAATCGAACAATCCTTGTGATGTGGGTGCTGGAGCAGGTTCAGGAACCACAGGTGCAGTTTCAGGAACTGCAGGTTCAACCACAGGTTCAACCGCAGGTTCAGTCACTTCAAGTACAATCTCAGAAACTTCAATGGTTTCAGTCGACATTTACTCTGTCCGCAGGAGAATTATGTTGTTCACCAACGCATCGTATAACGACGACGTGTGCGTCCACCCTTTTTAGTGGGAGCCATAGGGGCTAATGAGGGTGCCGCAACAGGAACTGCTGCAGAAGGTGCAGGCATCATGGGTTCAGCTGGAACCACTGGTGCTTTTGGAGCCTTTGGAAGCTTCGCTGTCTTTGCAGTCTTATTCGCACTCTTCAAGTTCTCAATTTTCTGTTTGAGTTCTTGAATCTTGTTGTCGTGAACCGATTTAAGGACGGAGGGTGCCTTCGGTGCCTTAGGAATCTTCGGTGCCTTTGCAGTTTTCTTTGCAGACTTTGTAGACAACTTATTCTTAAGTGTATCCACTTGATCCTTTAGCTTTCCGAGCTGTGATTGTAAGGTTGTGGCATTCTTACAAAACGTATTGACTTGTTCTCTTAACCCAGACATCTATATGCTTATTCTTTAAAACGATTAAAAATGAAGAATGTAAAGGATAAATGTGGAAATGGATTCTGGGTCTACTTATCGTAGTTCTTCTTATAATCAGCGTTCAGTCGTTTCAACCGCAGCCTGGATGTCGAGCCTGTCCTAAGAACTTATCCTCTGACACTATAAATGGGAAAGATTCTACGTAAGGGATACTATGCAACTCGTAGAGGAACCAAGTATTATGTGCGTCCAGCAGCTATGGTAGATCGAGGAGAAACAGGTAAATGGACTGCAGTTCATAAATCACACGGAATAGGTCCTCTTAAGAAGGGAACTCTACTTGGATACAATTCATCTGCATCGATTCCATCTCGTCGCTCAACGCTAAAAAACGTCGTACGTAAGTACGGACCTCTTTCAACATTTCGTAAGCTTAATGCGGTTGCAATCTATACTCGTCGTACTGCACCCACTCGATCTAAGACTTTGAAGACAGATCGCAACTGGGTGAAAAAGAACTTCATGTAAAACAAGAGTCATGAAAAAGTGGATTTCAATTGGTCTTGTTTTTATTATCGGAGTGTTCGTTATTTCTTCATTCAATGCGCAGGTTGAACGATTTACCGATGGTAAAACGATGTGGACTGGAATTCCAACGTTTGTTGAAGTTCCATCGCCTGATTATGGAACTTGTTCGAATAACACGCGTGCAAGGGATGGTAGATGTCCTCAATTCCTAGCACCTTAATTACTGTAATTTTTCAACAGGAGCCTGACGTAATAAAACTCTTGAGCTTAATTTTTGTGCATCAAAATACTCACGTACTGTTTCGGTAACAATCTCAGGATCAAAATCCTTGCAGGAGAAGACGTCCAAATACATGGAGTTGTTCTCTTCCACGAAATGAGCGGCAATATTAGACGTCTCAATCAATTGAATGAGAGTATATCCCTTCTTGTTACCTGTTCCAAACATGACAATTTGAGGGTCGCCGTATGCTTTCATGTCGATACGTTTCACTAACTCTCGGGTAAAGTTACCGATGATAATTGGACAACTGATCCTTTTAGGAGAGCATCCTGCTGCGTCTAAAATTAGATGTTTTCCCCAAGTACGAAGTGGTTGCATTGAAGTATATATTTACTCTGTGTGAAAATCATCGTCGCTTGTGACGACCTCCCATCATTGTAGGTGTGGAAGGTGTATTCAAAACAAACGCATAATATGGAATGTAAACCACTGCGAAGATAAAATCGATGATCGCCCAGAAGATCGACTGATACTTATCATAGGATAGTTTTGCGGCTGCTGCATGAAGTAATATCACAAAGACACTGCCTACAATGGAAAGAATGATTGATAACACTCGTGCAAACGTGATATCGCTCGTGGAGGATTTAGAAGTATCTTCTGTGATAGAGGGATTAACAACCGTGTTCATTATTAGTTCGATACGAATAAAATCGAACGAGGATTCAATAAATGGAGGCTCAACGTCTTTCAACTGAACTTCTTGTACGCGGACATACAACGCATGGAACCTATCATGACCGCGTTCTACGACTCAGTCAACCAAGTCTTTATGAAATACGAGGTTCAACTCTTCAACGATCACTCGATCTCTTACTTGATCAATACGTGAACGTATTCATTGCGGGACAAGATAGTCGCTATTTACGTTCCCAGATTCTATCATATTACAGAATTCTAGGAAAGCATAGAAAAACGAATACTCTACGATTCAATAAGTTTGATCCGTTAAAGAATGGAAGAATGTCTAACTTGTCCTAAATGCTACAGCTATGCCTACGATGTCTTAATTCACCCTCATAAACTTGATAGTCCATTCGCAGAAATCATCAATCTCCAACCCATTACACGTGCTGCTCATTCCTTAACACGTGAATTCATACGTGCATCCTTTAACCGTAAGGAAGAGATGTACTTAGTCATTCTCTGTGTAGAAACAGGTAGTGTACGAAAACCTATAATAGCTCGACGAAATCCAATCACAATGATGCGAATATGGATTCAAGACCGTCTACGATGTTTAGGTAAACTTTATGCAGTACACTTCGAACATTCAGGTGGATTTGCTCCTGAACCTAAACAAACTCTTCAAATACGGATTCCACCAGAAAACGAATGTGAATGAATCCACCTTTTTAAGTGGCGCCCAAAATGGAAGACTGCTCAATTTGCTGCGATTCACTCAATGCCTCTACAGGGCATTGTACTCTCTCTTGTTCCCATTCCTTTCACATTCACTGTTTGACTCGATGGTCAACTCAGACTGCAAGTTGCCCTCTTTGCAGACACACACTTTCCTCCACAGAAGCTCCCGCTAGAGCTCCGCGAACACGAACGGATATTCGTTATCTCATCTCTAGAAGACATGAACATGTTTGGAGTCATTGGTACCCAGAAGTCGGAACCATCATCCTTGAAGCTCCTCCTCCTAAACGATATCGCATTGGAGATGGACTCTATACAGACGAAGAAGAGATTCGTCACATGATGGATATCGCAGGTGTATCAAGACCGGATGCATTCCGTGCTCTCAAACGTCATAAAGGCGATATCGTAGAAGCATTGGTTGAAATCGATTCACCCCCTACACCTACACTGCCTCCTCCACCTCGAGATCCAATGGTCGAACCTAGCATTGAGCAGACAATCACGACTGCGCTTCAAAGAATGTTCGACCCAGACTATTCAGCCTACAAGTGGAACAGCTACTGGGATATATACGGTCGAGTCTATCAGAATACACGTTCTGAAGAAAACTACATTCATGCCTGCTTTCAAGAGATATGTAGTGAAAGCGATAACAAACTTGAGGCAGGATATGCTTCTGCGTAAAGAATATGAGCACAGCATATACTCTTCATCTATTCGTCGCAGGCGTTGAAACAATGCGACGTGAAGATAAACCTTATTTTTTTGCACGAATCAAAGATGTCAACGTTGAAACTATACTCGTATTACAGGCACTCTACAAAGGATATGGTGTAGTTAGTCGAACACCTGGTGGTATTGTTCTACATCGAATATTTTCACGACCAAGAATAAATGGACCTCAATATCATCATTCCAGTTCTCTTGTTCATCCTGCTCTCTCCCGGAGTTCTACTCTCACTCCCTCCTAATGCGTCACATTTGATCCAGGTTCTCACACACGCAGTTGTGTTCGCCATCGTCTACTACGGCCTACGCATAACCTTTCCACAATATTACTAGAGATGGGTACATGCTTCAATAAACCAATTGTTCGAGTCGGAAACCATGTGTTTCGAAAGAGTCATATGAATAAACTAAAAACCTACCACGATGTGCTGCGAGAGTTAGGACATGAATGTCCCTCTAACACATCGATTACAATTGTTATTAACAAACAGATCTCATTCGTCTATGCGTACTCGCAGTTTCAGTTCGTAGACGAGATCATCTTCAAAGGGATACATATTCCAGTTCAAAAACTCTACGGACGTACTCGCAAAGTTTAACTCTCGTTAGAATAAATGCCGAATAGACGATCTATGAAGACACGATCTATGAAGACTAAAAGTGAGTTACAACACTCTTTGCAGTGGCTTGAACTTGATCTAAAGAAGGCAAATACTGAAGATGAGATTGAAACGATTGAGAAGAAGATTAAGGATATCAGAGCGAAGATTGCAAAGAAAGGTGGAAGCAAACGTCACCGATCGACTCGTCGTCGTTAAACTAAAACGAATTCAATGAAAACATCTCCACATCGTTCAATGGACATTGAAACATGTGTAGGCTGTGGAACTGAAGTCAATGTATGGGTATTCGGTCGATGTACTAAGTGCTGGCTTTCGCGAGACGAGGCTCCGTCTCCATGCGATGGATGTCGATACGGATATCTTAATCAAAAAGGACATATTGGACCTGGAGGATGTTTAGATGATTTCCTGAAAACGGATTCTTTAAATTCAGGCGAATCAACAGCGCCCGCCCTATCTGACTCTTCTCAAATGTATATCTCTCGATCTCGTTCCCCTTCCCCTCCTCCCTCTTCCCCTTGTGAAAAAATCTACTTATGTTCTCATCGTAATTGTCAAACGATCGTCGAACAACCTGGCAGTGAATGCGGTAAGTGTAACAAAACACCTTCATGGACTCAAATCTCCGACGGTCATTTCTGTGGATTCGCGGAATGTAATGAATGTAAAGTCTACCCTTATTCTTGTAAGACCTGTCAGTGCGATAACTGCGGTAACCTATTTAGTCTGAAAGAAGACGACAGCTTCGATGGTATGTGCTACACATGCAAACAAGACGTCACTCTTTCGACATGCAAACTATGTTCATCCATCTTTAAAATTTGGTCTTCGTTAAACAGAGATAAAGATCTATGTGTAGAGTGCTCGATAACGAATAGACAATGTACTCTCTGTGAAGTCAGATATCAGGCCAACGAAACAGACTTCGACAACTTTAGCACTTGTTTAAAGTGTAGAATGACGCCTCCATGTGAATGCGGTACATGTATACGATGCGAGAACATGCGACGTCTTAAAGCAATGAAACTATGTTCATGCGGAGAAGAAAGTATATCTGAAGTCTTCCAACAATGTATTGATTGTTACCACGATGAACGATACACTCGGTACAGCTATTGAAAACGGATTCGCGTACCCAAATAATTTTTAACTTCAAATGATGTTCTACGAATCAAATCACTGTCCTGGATGCGATGATGAACTTACAGTAAGCGCAAATGGGTATTGCGCATGGTGTTGGAGTGAACGTTTCGGATGCGAAGATCTTTCTCCAATTTCTCATTACTCAGACGAAGACTACTATATAGATTCGGTGATTCGAATACAAACTTGGTGGCGTTCCGTAAAACGGATTCCAACGATTTCACCTAGTGAAAGTTCAAGTAAAATGATCGATTACATCTCACTCGGATACAACTCAGACGAACATGAAATGCTAGAGGATGCTTACCAAGCTATTGAAAAGACCAAGATGTGGGACTATATGAAACAAGAACCACGTGGAGGAGGAGGATATATGTACACAGATGACGAAGAACTCAGACTCGTTAATAGACATCTTGAATATATAGGTCATTCAGGAGGTTCATTCGCATGGACAATGAGAACCATGCAGCTTCTTGCACGATTAGGAGAAAAAGACTTTGTTCAACAATGTAGAAAAGCGTTTAACCTTGATGAAGGATTTGTGAAAAAGGACCGTGAATCGGGAGCTGAACAATGCGACACCATGCTAAATATAGACGGAAAGCCTCTTCATCCTTGAAGAATGGAAAAGAGGGGTAACAATTTTTCAGTTCAACGAAAGCATCTGCATGATGCGGCGAGTTATTCGATCGAAAGAAATGAATAAGTTGATCTAGATGAGCGTGACGTTGTGGAAGAGGTAAAGACTGAATACGTGCCCGAAGTGCGTCCATTGAATGTATACAGTGATTCAAGTTTAAATGAATGTGACTCTATTGAATCATGTCCTGTACTGCAATCGCGTCCGTATATTCAAACTCCACCCTAACGAAGGTTGTGAACGTCTATCAAACACAGTTTATAGACTTCAAAGCATCTGGGTTAGGTGATTACCTTCGAGGATGTGTGATGATGTTGCAAATCCTTCGCACACTCAAAAAGTATACTGGAAAAGATGTGGGATTCGATATGGATCTACGCAATCATCCAATGAGTAAGTTTTTGATTTGCGATCAAACTCTTGAACGTCCTTCTGACTATGCAGTGCTTGGTAATTTCCATATTGATTCACTCGAAGTCGAACAGAACGAAGACGATATTGCATATCAACATATTGTTCGCGAAACGGTTCGATATTTCAATCGAATCCAAACACCTACCTTTTTCACACACTGCTGCAAGGGACCCGTATATACAGAGGTTCTTGATTCCGAGAAGGAGTTGATTCGTTCAAAACTTCAACCAACTCCAGAACTAGAAACCTACATTCAAGAGTCTATGACTCGTTTGGGAGTTGTTACTGGAAACTATGTAGCGATTCATATTCGAATGGACGATGCAGTCTGCTTTCCTCATGCAGTTGGATCGAGTCAATCTACCTTGAACACTCAGTTGATGGAAGATCTAGCTGCATCGGTACGATCGAAGTTGGATCCAACAAAGACGTATGTATTAGTGTCATCCAGTACAGTCGTCAAGGATGCGCTTACAGGTGGAAACATTCACTCGATTCCAACTGAGATCTGTCACATTGGTCAGAATCAACGATCTACGGACGAACAACTCCGTGATACTCTACTCGATTTCTTTCTGATGTCACGTGCGTCGGAGATCCTAGCCTTTACAACCTATTCTCACACTGGATTCAGTGAAGAGTGTAGTCGAGTGTTTAATATTCCGTATTCATCAACAGTCGTTGAAGACAAGGAGGAAACACAGCGAAGAATTGAAATGGAACAGAAATGGAGAGAACAAATGAGAATGTATTAAGCTTCAACATAGGCTTTACATAACGTAAACAACGGTCCACCTGTCTTTTTTTCAAGAGGTTCTTTACACAGTGTACGTATGGAAACACATACGAACACTATGAGGATTCGAGATAGCATTACTTTAGAAAACGAATTTCTGATGAAAAAATAGACTTAGAGTAAATGCCTCGCTTTATTCGAATTCATCAACAAGTTCTTCATGTGCCTTCGCTTGCGAATGTGAGTATGGGGACTACCTGTCTAGGTCAACCCTTTCTAACGTTCTATTATCATAATCAACACAATCAAACAATCGTATACAGATGGGGAAAATGGGAAGACTGTGAGAAAGATATGATTCGCATTAAAACATCTATGATGGAAATTGAAAAGACACTAGGAATCATTCCTCTTACCGATCCTGAAGTGGTTACAATTCAAGTCGAACCACCGAAAACGGATGTCGTTCGAGTCGACGTTGAAGACTTTCAATGAACGCTACCTATCGATTTCTTGACATTACGGTCATGAGTTTTATCATAGTTCTCTGTGTAGTCTAAGCCTTTTTTCAATTGAAAGTATAATGTACTTTAGTTTCCTTTCCATTCTGTTTGGAATCCTATTGAGTCTTAACGATGTGTTGATGATGGTGACTCTCAAACAAGTGATGCTGCGTAAAGTTCCAGTATCAGAAGGACTTCCATTTGCAACCTTAATCTACGCATTAGAACCGTTCATTTTCTGGCAGGCGATGAGGTACACGGGAGAAGGTATTATGGTTACAAACTTGATCTGGGATTTGACGAGCGATATATTGGTAACATTGATCGGAATGTTCTGGTTTGGTGAGGAGATTCAAGGACTTCGATGGATTGCGCTTGTTTTGAGTTTCACAAGTCTAGGATTGTTCGCGTACACAAGTGGAGACAGACCTAAAACAATTCCCGTTTACTAAATAAATGCCTAGCTTGGAAAAGCAGATTAAGACAGCAGAGAAGAAACTTGAAGCAGCAAAGGAGAAGCTTAAAAAACTCTTTCCAGACAATTCATATAGAGACATTGAAAATCTTATGGTGTACAAGGATGAGAGAGAAGACCCTAAAAAAGCAAGTGCTTATCAAACGGTGAAAAACCTTGAATCAAGAATCAGGTTCTTAAAACAGAATGGCGGAACTCGTCGTGTACGAGGCGGTAAGGGAACTCGTCGTGGTAAAAACGGATACTAATCTTCTTTGAACTTTGAAGTGTAATGAAGACTTTAGACTACAAACTTAGAAAAGCCAAGCGAGACTATGAAGCACTCAAGTTAGAACATAAAGAGTTAATGGAACTGAATTGGGACATCTTCTATGGACGAAAGGAAGGTAACCACGATCTTGTGAAAGAGAAAGACTTACTCAAAAAATCAGGTGAAGCACAGAAGAAGATAAAAGAATTAGAAGCTAAGTTACAGGCGAAATGAGTTTTAACACGTTTAACCTTTTTAAGTGTATACCATGAACAATATTGACCAAGAGTTGATGATCTTACATGCAAAGATTGCAGAGTTGGAAGAGAAGAAGCGACGTGAAGATGAACGACGAAATAATCCAATCGCGGTTCTTGAGAACTTTATAGAGATCAAGAAACAGTCGGTCGAACGAAACAGTTACTCGAACAATCTTCCATTGGCGAGGAAATACGATCAAGAGAAGATTCTAATGATTGAACCTGTACTAGTGGTTCTCAAAGATCTAATTGAACGGGTGTCGAGGTTGGAGCAGAAATGAAAACGGATTCTGAAAACATCATCCTTGAGTTCATTCACAATGGAACAAGTTTATGTATTACAGCTCGCAAACAACAAGTATTATGTCGGTAAAACCACCGATGTACTGAAACGATTCAACGAACATAAGTCAGGGAATGGTTCTGCGTGGACTAAACTCCATGCGCCTAAAAAGATACTCGAATGCCGCCCACTTAATAATGACCATGACGAGAACAATATGACTAAGGATTACATGAAGAAATATGGTGTTGAAAATGTTCGAGGAGGTGCATATACACAAACGTCTCTTCCTGAACCAGTGAAGTCCGTCTTAAAAACTGAACTTAACAGTACTAAAGATACATGCTACAAGTGCGGTGAAGCTGGACACTTTGCAAGTAGATGTAAGAAAGTTGAAAAAGAAGAGGAAGAGGAGGAAGAAGAATTAGTCTGGGGATGCGACTATTGTGATAGAACATTTACAACAGAGTATGGTTGTAGAGTTCATGAGCGTTCATGTAAGAAACAAATTGAAATTATATATGAATCACCTAAGAAGAAGTCTGGAGCCTGTTATCGTTGTGGACGTCCAGGACATTATTCACCAGACTGCTATGCGAGAACTCATGTAGACGGCTATGAATTAGATTAAAGTCTAATCATCCTCATCCACTTCAGGGTCGCTGAGCTCTGAGCACCATAATCTCGTACTTTTTACTTGTGCTGTCAAATAGGTATTCAGTATGCGAATCATACCATCTACTTCTATCTCTGAATCGTAAAGAGCTTCTAATAAGAATCCAATCGATCTTCCTGCGACTTGAAGTTTTAGCCATGTTTCATTCTCAATCTCATCTTTGAAGTACTTTTTGAAGATATATTGATATGCATCTGCAAACTCAAGATTTCCTCTTCCTGCTGCCCATCGAAGTCCGCGATTATAGTTCATTCGAATCATCTTGGTACTGTATTCACACAGTTCAGCAGCTACAATGTCAAGTTTTTGAGTATATGTCATTTTACCTTAGTCTAGGCAGTACTTTTCAATTCGTTTTTAGGTCAGCATCGGCTGTCCGCCATGTTTTTCCATGAAGTACGAAGGAATGCACACGGGCCATTCCCCACGCATGAGGCGAAGCTCCCGGACGATGACCTGTTCTCCATGCAGCCATTCCGCGATTGTAGACGGTTCGTAGTGTTGAAAGAGGCACTCCACTCGCTTTCGAAATCTCAGGTAGGCTCTTTGCTTCAGGATGTTTAGAATGCCACCGTGATGAATAGGATGACTTGCGCGTGCGTACACCTTGATCGGTTTTAAACGGTCTGTACGCTTTCGCAGATTTCCATGAGAGTTTAGAACGCTTTTCTATTTCAGATCGGCGCAAGGTCTTAGCTCGATTCGAAAGTCCTCGATAATACTTCAGAGGATAGTACATTGTCTTTAGTGGTTGAAAAAAGAGACTTCTAACGCTTACGAGTCGTTCGGTTGTTCTTTCGATAGGTAGTACGCTTCTTAGTCTTTCGTGACTTCTTGACCTTTTTGACATTACGGGTCATGAGGACTCTTGTTGGCCGTGTTCTACGACCACCTCGAGGATCTTCTGAAACAGAGTCTGTACGAGAACGACTTTCAGGAGGTTCTGGTTCTTCTGGATCTTCTCCAATGGCTACACCTCTACGAGTGTCTGCACGTTCACTGAATGTGTCCCTATCTCCATAGAGTACTGTAGCAACTGAACCTATTACAGTTTTAATCTTAAGTCTATCTCCACTACCCTCCACTACGTATAAAGTACCGTTTGTAGGATGTATCGCTAACTGCTTTGGATAAACACCTGTTTCAATTAATGTACTCACTACTCCTTCAGGTGTGATCTTACAAATACGATTTTTACCAGCATCTGCTAAATATAGATTTCCATCTTTACCAACTACAATCCCTTCAGGATCTTCAAAATCACCCTCTAAGTCAGACTCAGATATATCTCCAGCGAAAACGGTTACACTATATTTTCCACCTGTTAGTGTTAATTTAAAAATACATTGAAAACCAGTTGCTGTAGCATATAGAGTTTCAGATGAGCCTACAGCAATATGATCAAACTCCAATTTTTTAACATCGACATCCTCAATCTCACCCTCCTTTTGTATCGTAGTAACAACGCCAGAAGATGTTATTTTACGGATTACTCTACCTGAATCGTCGGCTACATACATGTTTCCAGATGGATCTACTGTAATACAGGTCATCCATTTAAAATTCGCTGCAGTTCCAGTTCCGTCTGTAATTTTTAATGGTCCACTATTTCCTGCAAATGTAGTCACAGTTCCATCAAGCGCGATCTTACGGATCATGAAATTGGATCTATCTAATACAAATAGGGCATTATTGTAATATACAATACCCATAGGTGAATTGAATGTCCCTAGACCTACAAATTCTTTCGGTACTGAATCAAACTTCAAGATAGTATTTGTTGAATTATCAGCTTGAGGGCTAAAAGCATAGTTGGATATGTAGACAATACCATTAGCATCCACTGCGATCGGATTCGGATTCACAATCGACGTCATTATACTATAAAATCAAAAAACTATTCATCCCTTAAGTCCCCTCTCTTTTAATTCTCGCTTCTGAGCACGTAGTTCAGCGTTCAGTGCGCGTCGAGTAGGATTCCGGAGTACCTTGAACAGATGGTGATGTTCCCGGAGATAGTCACCTTTTTTCATCACGATCAACTTGGTCTTTCGTCGATTCCTCCGTGTTTTCATTTCAACGCCCTTGCACTCAGTATATATAAAAACAACGCATTCGTCACACCTAGAATCAAGGTCGGAGCTGTACGCAGAAGCAACGCAAATCCACGCTTAGGGGATACGGCTAGAAGATAGAGTTGCATGAGAATCGCTATACCTGACAAGACTGCTACGATCCAGAAGACTACATAATAGTACGTCTCGACCGTATCATTGGACACTTTCTTCGTCAATTCAGATTCGTCCATTTATTTAAACACTCCGAATAAATTCCCATTGAAGGTAAGAACAGATCTTAGCCCAAATTTGGTCATGTGCAATCAACCGGTCACGAGATTTCAGCAGTGGGAAGTACACTTTATATTCATCCAGATCCAGCAGTTCAAAGAACTTGTAGAGAATGTACGAGTAGCTCAAGAAGTTGGTCCGGTCATTTGGACAGTACAGTAGAAACGGAGCTTGGATTTCCTGGAACATGGCTCGTATTTTTTCCTCGATCTCCGGTGTAATCGTTGGAGGTGGATTGCCGTTCAACCGACTCAAAATATGGGCTGCATGTTCATAGTACTTTGACCTTCCCAGCTTCTTCAGAATCTCACGAATCTCCTTCTCCGTCAGATCGGCAATGTTGTTGATGCGACGCTTACGGATTTCAAGAACGACTTCATTCATCACTTCTTCAGGAATCATGGTAGACTCTTTGGCTTGAAACTGGTTGAGAATCTCATTCAAATGATTGATCTTCTTGTAGGCGTAATTATTACGCTCCTTTGGTGGATCGCGAAACGAAGGAAAGTCTGACACAACTAAGGAATACTCTTCTGAACCACATCGTGGACAGACTAAAATACCTTCTGAACTAATCTCTTCGCGTGCAACGTTACAACTATTACAATGTTCTGTCATCTGCTGAGTGACTTCAGGGGCGTTTCCAAGTTTCATGCGAGCGACATACTCGTCAAAGATCTGTTTCTTCGTCATGCCTGCAGATTCAACAGGAACGGCTGCTGTAAAAAACTTCATGAATGTAGTTGTATCGCGGGTGGTTTGAGCGACTTGTGTCGGTCGATCGTAATAGTCCATGAGGATGTCCATGTTTTTCATGTAATAATCCTCCACTGGATTCGCACGGGCAAGTTCCGATTCAATTTCACGAATACGTGATTCCCATATAGTACAAGTTACTACATCTTCGATTTGGTTTGAAGTACGTAATGAATCTAATCGTGTACGCAGTTCCTCTGCTTCAGTTTCAATCGCAGAAAGATGTTGTTTCGCATCCCGCAATCCAGTCACAATCTCCTGATGCACTGAGTCAAGTGTTCCCATTGAAGCTGGTTCTGTATCACGTGTTTTTCTAACTTTGAACACGTCCATATAGTTCGTTTTCTACTTGCTTCATGAAAACAGAATTGTCACATACGATTGGACGTTGTCGTCTAACCGCAGAGAGAAGACTTCTAAAATCAATTCCATAGTTCTTGGATACAAAGGTCATCACTAAGTACGCAGATCGATTGACACCTGCCTTACAATGTACGAAGACAGTTCCAGTCGTAGATCGTAAGAATAATAACATCCATCGTTCAAATTCAGGGTACCATTGTAGAATATTGACAGCTAAACTATCGACTGCATGAAGTTCTGCATACTGACCTGGATGTGTTTCTCTCCACCATTTTGGACAATCGTTCGCAAAAGCACAATTGACCACGTGGGTTATGTTATATTTGGCTACAAAATGAGGTGTTAATTGACTGCCTGCGCCGAGTAAAATACGGGGATACACCCATGCAGGTTGACATTGCATGATTCTACTATACATCATCCTAGAAAGCTTGTAAGTACGACATTAACAAAATGACCCAAAACAACCGACGCCGCTCCGATCACGGCAGCTCCTTGATAACTCACAACTCCATTCGAAGTGTATGCGCTTGGAATGTACTGGAGTAATAGGTTACGAGGAGTGGCTAGTGACAAGATGAAGGTAGACACAAAGAATGCAATATACAATTGTAGATTGCGAAACATGAATGTCATTGCTGGAAGTGATGGCTTGAATGAAGGAGCAAACCCAGTGGTACTAGGGCCAGGAGATCCAGATTCAGGATACACGGGTGGAGCTGACTGCGGGCCTTGTGGACTTGGGAGTAAAGCGTCTAAGGAAGTTGAACCGTCTGCCATTGTTTTATGAAGAAGACGGGATTTCACATTCAGCATCTTCCACGCGGTATCGATAGCATTTTCCATCCACTTTAACAGTTCGATTAATTGTATCTGTGACCGATACAGCTAATGTCTTCATAACTCCATAGTCACGATGAAACATTAATACAGATAGTCCAAGTCCAATAATGAATGAAAAGAAGGGTGCGCCTCGATGAAGAACATTTGTGATAGGAAGCTTCATTACTTCTGAGATGCGAGGAGATTCAATGAGTCAGGTTCAGATGTACATGGAACTTCCGTTGCCTCAAATCGAACACATCCTGTATCGGTGAAAAAGACTTCTGGATTTCCAGGACTTGGAACACCAGGCGTTTTTCGAGTCGGTGGTATGAAAACAGCTGCAAGAACAAGACCTGATAAAAACCCTGTGACAAGCCAGCGAAGTTCAATCATTACTTCTTATCTAGAAGAGTTTGAACTATAAGGAACCATATCAAAAATTGAAAAAAGAACGAAGATACGGGTGCAATGACTCCAAAGAGTGTAAAGATAAACTTCAACATCCATCCAGTGACCGCGTTGATTCCAGTTAGCATCTGAATTCGCATCTCAACAATACTAAATCCGAAAAACAGGTAGTAAATGACGAATGCAATGTATTTACCTAAAATACCAAATTCTGGATGAAATCCTGTAAGATCACCTCTGTTATATGCTTCTTGTAGTATTCCCCATTGATTGTAGGACCATAATCCAATCAATAACCAACTTACAATTGCTACAAAGAGAAACATTCCTTTCGAAACTGTGATGCCTGTGGACCAAAGAACTTCACCTGGTTTCTGAATCGCTTTTCCATAGGTCGAACGTTCTCCGAGATTCACTGTATCATTGATTGAATAACGAACACTATGAAATGCGCTCGATTCATCCGTGTAATCAATCTTCAACGATGGATGTGAGAATTTCAGTGAAGGGTCATTTGCATCAACAGTAATACGATGATCTGCTCGAAGTTCATCGTCCATCTTTTTAACTGGAAACTCGATGGCTCCGTAATTTGTAGTCTGTTGGAGAGTGACATAATCAAGCACATCAAGTGTCTGATTTCCGACGGTGTAGTCGGCTTTCAAAATCATAACATCACCCATTGTTAAGAAGCAAACACGAGATTTGCGAGTCCACCCATGATGCGTAAATAATTAATTGATTCTACGTAGATTCCGACCGAGTAGGTATATGAAAAGATGATGTTGTTATTCGCAACTGTCTGAACAACTGTTAGAAGCTGATCAGGTGTGTACAGTCCGATATTTCCAGGTGGAATAACGACTGGATTTTGACTGAGTGCAGTCGATTTTAGAATACATACAGTGGTTTGCGAATTTGTACCTACAGAGGTTGGAAGAGGTTGTTGAAGTGAAATGCGGAGAACGAACTTGTTGAACATACTAGCATTAATAGCTCCACTGGGTTGATATTGATCGTGATTGAGTGCGAATGAATACATGTACACGCCTGGAAGATCAGAAGGTTGTTCGCCTGTCGTATGTTTATATTGCTGAATCCATGAAAAGTAGG